ACACTATCCATCAAATAAAAAATTCAACAAAAACTTAGCTAGACTAGAAAACATCTTTACATTCAAAGATGACATCCACATTGATGAGATAAACAAAGTTGAGTACCTAGAAGATAGATGCGAAAAGCTACAATCGCAATTAGACCTTCCATTGGTTAAACTGGTTAAAAGAATACCTAAACACAGAGAGGAAGAAGCATTAACATTTGTCAGAAATTTAGTCAAGAGCTTTGAATGGAAATACAACGAGAAAGAAATTGTTTAATTAATTACGTTATATAGTTATGATTGAGAAAATTAATATTAATAAGGTTCTTTCAAATCCAAACAATCCAAGACTTATAAAAGATTATAAGTTTAAACAACTAGTAAAAAGCATTAAGGATTTTCCTGAAATGCTTGAAAAGCGACCAATTGTTGTAGATGAAGCAATGATAGTCTTAGGTGGTAATATGCGCTTAAAAGCCTGTAAAGAGGCTGGGCTTAAAGATATTTGGATTGATGTAGTAGATGACTGGTCAGATCATCAAAAAGAACAATTTATAATAAAAGACAACATAGGTTTTGGTGAATGGGACTGGGAGATATTAGCCAATGAATGGAATCCTGAAGAATTAAAAGAATGGGGACTTGAAGGTTTTCCTTTTGAAGATGAGGTACTAGAGGCAGAAGAAGACAACTACGAAGCACCAAGCGACATTCAAACCAAAATACAACTTGGCGATTTAATAACCATAGGAGAACATCGATTACTCTGTGGAGACTCAACGGATAGTGATCAGGTGGCAAAGCTAATGAATGGAGAGAAGGCAGATATGGTATTTACCGATCCTCCTTATGGAATGAATGCAGTTTCAAAAAGCGGTGTTTTAAGTAAAAATTATAATTCAGACATACTTGGTGATGATAATACAGATGCCGCAAAAGATTCATTTAATTTAATTTATTCTTTATTCCCAAAAGCAATTCATATTTGGTGGGGTGCAAATTATTATTCAAGTTGCTTACCTGATTCAGAGTGTTGGATTGTTTGGGATAAAAATAATGGGCAAAGCGATCAAACAGATTGTGAACTTGCTTGGTCAAACGCAAGAAGTGTAGTTAGGCAATATACAAAAGCATCTGAAAAAATAAATAGAGTTCATCCGACTCAAAAACCTGTTGATTTAATATCTTGGTCAGTAAATAAATTTTGTGATAAATCAAATCTTATATCTGATTTTTTTTTAGGTAGTGGCTCAACAATGGTAGCGGCACACCAACTCAAAAGAAAATGTTACGGAATGGAACTTGATCCGAAGTATTGTCAAGTTATAATGGACAGAATGTTAAAGTTAGATTCTTCATTAATTGTTGAAGTAAATGGCAAAAAGTATGAACAAAAGTAGACACATAAAAAAGGAAAGCCTTTTAAAAGCATTAGAGCAAAGTCTAGGGGTTGTTACTGTTGCTTGTAAGAAAGCAGATGTACCTAGAAGCACATTTTATAAGTGGCTTAAAGAGGATGAAGATTTTGCTGAACAAGTAAAGGATATAGAGAATATAGCTTTAGACTTTGCAGAGAGCCAGCTACACAAACAGATATCAGATAATTCAACAGCAGCTACAATATTTTATCTAAAGACCAAAGGTAAAAAAAGAGGTTATATTGAGAGGCAAGAAATAACTGGAGCAGAAGGTATGCCTACTAATTTCCAAATTGAGATAATTGATAAAACCGAAGATACAGACTAATATAGTCTATAAGCATCTAGTCAATAGTGACAAGAAGATTATAGTAGAGCAAGGTGGTACTCGCTCAGGTAAAACTTATAACATACTTTTGTATATAATATTTAAGTATTGCACAACAAATCAAAACAAGATAATAACTATATGCAGAAAGACCTTCCCTAGCCTTCGCTCGACTGTTCTAAGAGACTTTCTTACAATTCTTAGAGAGAATGACCTTTATAGAGAAGAGTATCATAACAAGTCAAATTCTGAATACAACCTATTTGGAAACTTGATAGAGTTCACATCTCTTGATCAATCACAAAAAATTAGAGGAAGGAAAAGGGACTTGCTTTTTATTAATGAGGGCAATGAATTGTTTTGGGAGGACTGGCAACAACTTATATTTAGAACACAGGAAAAGATTATCATTGACTTTAATCCATCAGACGAGTATCATTGGATATATGACAAGGTAATTACTAGAGATGATTGTGCATTCTTTAAAACAACCTACCTAGACAACCCCTTCTTAGAGGATACAATAAGAGCAGAGATTGAAAGACTCAAGTATACAGATGACCAGTATTGGCAAATCTACGGACTGGGTGAAAGGTCAGCAAGTAGAAGTACAATATTTAGATATCAAGAATGCAGTTCTATACCACCTACCGCAAACCTTGTAGCTTATGGAATGGATTTTGGTTACACAAACGATCCCTCAACCTTAGTTTCAATATACATAAAAGAACACGACCTGTATGTCAAAGAACATTTGTACAGGACTCAAATGACAACAGCAGACATAAACAATTTTTTAAAGAAAGAGCAATTAGAAAGGAAACCTATATACGCTGATAGTGCTGAACCAAGATTGATTGATGAGTTGAGGAGAATGGGACACACAATACAACCCAGCTTAAAAGGAAAAGATTCAGTAAATGCAGGAATTGATTTATTAAAGAGATACAAGATTCATATACTATCAACTTCAGAAAATGCTATATCAGAGTTTAGAAATTACAAATGGCAGGAAGACAGAACTGGTAAGCTCATAAATACCCCTGAAGATAAACACAACCATATCATTGATCCTTGCAGATATGCAACCTATTCTTTATTGTCTAGACCTAACTTTGGGAAGTACGCTATAAAATAGTTTTAAAATTTTTTGTTGATTATTCAAATATTATTGTTACCTTTACAAAGTTGACAACGAAGTCAATATTAAATCTAACCAAGAATGACAGATTTTAAATACAATGACGGAGGCAGAGAGCTTTCTAAATATAAAGGTAAAACAGGAGACTGTGTTACTAGAGCTATAGCAATAGCAACAGCAAAACCTTATCAGGAGGTTTATAATGATTTAGCTAAATGGGCTGAAGATTATTCTTTAACAAAAAACGACAGAGTTGCTAAAGCTATGAGAAAAGCAAAATCAGGCTCTTTAAGGTCAACCAGTCCGAGAAATGGAGTTTACAAGGAGGTTTATAAACCTTATCTTGAAAGTCTAGGATGGGAATGGGTAACTTGTAATAAAATAGGGCAATCTGAGAAAGTTCATTTAGATGCAAGTGAATTACCTAAAGGTAGACTTATATGTTCAGTATCGAGACACCTTACCACAATGATTGATGGAGTAATTAACGACACCTACAATCCTCAACGGAAACATCGTGGATATCCTAATGAAAGAATGGTGTATGGTTACTATAGAAAATCAGAAACGCCATATTCATTCTAATTAATTATGGGAGGGGGAAACCTCTCCTTTTTTTAACCCTTAAAATAAAGTTGTAAAAAATTTTGTTGATAAGCAAATATGTCGTATGTTTGTAATAACAAAAACAAATACTAACCAAAACAAAGCAATTATGTATCAAGAATTTTATAAAGACAGAAGCTATCGCAAGACAAAACACATTGAAGGTGTAAATAATATCACAACAATGAGAATGAGAAAACTTTTCTTATTAGAAAATATTTTATCTGCTATTGATGATTTTAGTTCATTTACAGAATATATAAAAACTACTAAGGGTGATGAAAAAATACTTGGAAGTATATATGGATGGGAAGATAATGACCATTTATTGTGTGAAGTAAATAGTCAGATAGAAAAATGCAAAAAGCTGATTGAAAAAGGAAATGAAAAACATAAATTACACGTATTAGCCGACATTCAACTAAAGGGAAGTCTTTCTATCTACGCAAATTGCAATCCTAATTCGGAACAGACAAAATAATAATACAGGGGAGGTGAAAGCCTCCCTTTTAAAAACCTAGCCAAAACAATTTTAAAAAATAAAGGGTTAAAACTGCTGATAAGATTAGGTATTCAAAACCAAAAGTCAATATTGGTAGGGCGTAAATGTGACAATTAATAATGCTTACGGAGATAGTATCAGAATTAGGTATTCAAAACCAAAAGTCAAGTAAGCTACAGACTGAGTCACCCTTTTA